TGCAGCAACTTGAAAATCAAGTTCGTCAGCGGGATTAGCTGATTGACCCGCAATGTTTACTCCGGAAAGAGTACCCATATTAGACTGTTTACCGTAAGAGATATAAACGCTCTCTTGGAAAATCTGAGTTACGTTTGTTTTCTGCTCACGGGTGATATAAGTTGCATCCGGCGCAGTTAAGGAAGCGGTTTCTGAAATTGCAGGTTGAGAGCCGCCTCCTGTCTCATATTCCAATCCAGTAACAAACTCTACAGAATTGGTGTTCCTAGCCCTATTTGCAATAAGGGTACTAAACGGAACCTTAGTATTACCTTTGTTGAAAAGCATCCCAGAGTAATTCAATACTCCAAAGCTCTGGATAATATTATCTGCCATAACAAATCATCTCTCCTTTACAAAATTATTTCTTCTCACTCATGGCTTGCTGTCTTATCAAGGCAGCAACGGTAGCCATGTCACCGTTTTCTCTGGCTTCTTCAATCTTTTTATCAAAATCTCCATCAGAGGAACCACCCTCTCCCGGCTTGGGTTTCGGTGTACCTTTAAGCAATTCAGCCTTTATAGCTTTTTCCGCCGCCGCTTTCTGAGCTGTTATTAAATCAACCATGCTTTTAGCACGGGTTTTAGTTGTTTCCTCGTCCTCGGATACCACAACATCTAAAATTGAAGCGTAGTCCTTTTCCGTTAATCCGGCTGTAACAAAAATCTCTTTCGCTCGAAGCTTAGATAACTCTTTGTTATAATTTGCTTGTGTTTCTTTTGCTTTGTCTAATTCAGCTTGTAGCTTTTCAGCATCCGTCATAGATGACTCTTGTAGTGCTTTTAACTCCTTCTTCACTTTCGCCAATTCGGAAGCCGTCTTATCAAATACCGACTTCTCAACCGACTTCGGTAAGGTTGAAGGGTCAACAAAATTTTTATCTGCTAACGCTTCATTAATTTCGTCGAGCGTCATATTTTCCTTGTAGGCATCACCTAGTAACGTTTTCAAATCCATGTTTTATAACCTCCTTGTCCTTTTTAGAGTGCATCTGCGCACTATTTTTGCGTTTTATTTAGGAGATTTCTCTATCTCCGATATTTTAAGTGGCAAATCGCCAACCGGCCTGCTAACGGTCAACTGGCACTCTTAGTGTGCTCGGTATCAATTTTATTCATTTGTTTACATCTCGGGCATTTGATTTCAGCCTTACCTTCAATGTAACCTAACAATTTCCCACATTTTCTACATCTTAACTCAATCAATAGCATCACCATCCGGATTCGGCTTATTGTTACCGGGAGTAACTGTAGCCTCTGCGTACTTCCATTTTTCCAGATAGGGGAGAGAATCTAAATATACTTGTTCTGGATCGCTATACAATCCACTATTCGCGATTGCTATTTGAGGATGTATTCCAGCTTCAAGTTGATTCTGCATACCCTGTGTCTTAACGAGTAAGTTATCAGTTCGGTTTCTCGTAAACTTAATATCAATCTCGCTTAACTTTAAATCTAATCTTGAATAATCTCTCGCTATCCTCAATGCCAACTTTAAGAATTGTTTCTCTGAACGCTTAAATATGAGTTCATTATCCCTCGCCCTCGACTCAGCAGCACTCCATCCATCCCTTAGTATGACCGCCTGACCCGTGTCACCCGTTGTACGGTTTGCCCCATTCCTATCAGGCATACCACAAATTATGAGTATCATTTGGTAAATGTCATCTTTGGTGACTTGTGTTTGTGTTTGATTGAGTTCTTGTGATACAATCGCCACATCTGCAGGATTGCCGGGTTCCCCCTTAATCTTAATTGCCCCTAACTCTTTCAAAGCCATAAAATCTTCTTCGTCAATATCACAATTTACAAATTTCATAAACGATTGAATAAACTGTTCTATCCCGTCCATTCTATTTGAAGCTACATTGTTTAGGGCGTCCAATAAGCCTAAAACAACTTCGAACGAACCCAATCTATTGTTGTTTGCAGGATACTCGATAATCGGTATATCTCCTAAGACATGGGGTTGTTCTTTAACAATCTCCCACCCTTCCAATTCGAAATAAGTGGTCGGAGTATAAACACTGTAAATATAATTACCTTCAATCGTTTTAATGAATTTCACACCCATTAAAGGCTTCTTACCAAAACCATTATTGTAAACCACGAATGTATATCGTGGATCTAGTACATCAATCTCAAAAGGACTCTCATCTATTTCTTCATTGAAATGAGTATCCGGCAATATCATTCGATACCCCGTTCCTGCGATATAGAACCATTCGGCTAATTCACTATCTTTCGCCGCCTTATCTTCCGCAAACATATATTCGTTCAATTGAGTGATTTTTTCAGATATTTCCTCACTCTCACCCCGTCTAACGTATTGGATGGGTTCACCAAACACATAACCTTTCTTGAAATCTACTATCTCGAGGGCGTGATTTTCGACGATTTTGTTGTTTATCTCAGGTCTAACCCGCTTGACACGTTGAAGAATAGGCTGGTTACCACGGTAATAACGGTAGAGGTAATCTATCTCACTACTGTTGGTGAGATGAACGCTCATCGCATTTTTCAAAACCTCTACTACGTTCTCTCTTGTTATTTCGCTCTCAGACGAATAAATAACTCTTCTACCGAAAAACTGTCCACTCTCTACAAACGTATTATTTATTACAGCTCTCGTCGTAATCACCCCTTTCAACTATTGGTATATTATATCGTTCGCAGTAACGTTTCTCAATCATACAACCTCTACTCATACTCTTACTTCCAAAAGTCCACATTTCGTCGCACATATTTAAGAGGGTTAAGCAATACTCCATCCCTTTGTCATAATCCACTGACTCGTACATGTAACCGAACGTACGAATCGGGGACACGAAACAAATATTAGGATAAACATCGAAAAACAATTCAATGAGCCTTGCCACCTTCTCGGCATTCTCTTTTTTACCCCCAAACTCATGACAGACGTATACAACTTTATTAATCAAGCCATTTCATCCTTTCCCCTAAATCGGCATCCATAGCTTTCGAAAAAACAATTTATTAAAAATCACTCTACATACAGTAGATAATTTAATATACAGTTTTACACATATATCATATCACAACATATAGTAGGTGTCAAAAAACAAATATACTAAATATAGTTAAAATGGTCGTCGGAACACTTCCACTTTTGCTCCGTCTAACGATTGAGCATATTCGGCTAACATAGCCATCCCGTCTGGCACGTCATCGTGTTTGTTTTTACCCGCCATCGTCCACATACATAAGAGGTTCATCATCCTGCCATAATCACTTGATTTTTGATAGCAGCTTGGATGTTTGAATAAACAATGTTCTTTTACCCATGGGGAGTTAACTATAATCTTAGTTTCTTTGTTTTGAGTGGTGTATTTCGTAGTAATGTGAGTTATCCCGTTTCTGCTTTTTACTTCTTCTTGCACCTTTTCTGCTATTCTCCCACCCGCTGAATTGCTCTCAAATCTACACATTTGAACTTTGTGCCTTAAAAGAATATCTACAAGTCGAGCATCTACTATATCAGGGTTACTATTATCACATATACAATCCTCGATATAATAATCTTGCCCATATACATAAGCTACAGGTAAGAAAGCGTAATCTTTTCCCTTGTCTTTAGTATCACACACAGCTATAATTGCGTCGGGTTCTTCTTTAGGTAGCTCAAAGTATCTTCTCAAATCATCTTCATGGTATAACAACCCTTCACGTTCGATAGGTTCGTTCATGAACAAACATCTCCAAGAAACATCATCTAGGCTTTCTCTCATGTCCCAAAAGTATTTTGTATTAAACCCTACTCCGTACACATAGTCAAAATTACTCTCGTCATTTTCATCAAGGGCAGGGAAGGACAAAAACCTAGCTCTTGGGTCACCTTCGTACTGTCTTTCTAACCTACCAATAACATCATGTACCGACCAGCGGGTTGCAATATGGATTTCTTTACAGTCCAACTTCTTTCTTGATTTCAAATCGTTGGTGTATTTCTCCCATAATTTATCCAGTCTATCTTTTGACATAGCTTCTTCGATACCTGAAACCAAGTCATCTGCGTATAAATACTTTTCACAGCGGGTAGCACCGGTGAGCGACCCATCGATTGAACGACAGGTTAACGTTTTGAATCGTTTCCGTTTATCTAAATCGACAGTTCCTTCTTTTGAGTTGGTTCCGACTATTCCAATTCCCGGAAAAACATCAGCCCATAAATATTCGGGATCGGTGATGGTGGAGAGAACTCCATCATAGAAACTATTAGTGAGCATACCTGAATGAGCAGAAGCTAGATTACATGATCCCGGATACTTCCCCATAACCCAAGTGAGGAAGAATATTCCTAATGACGTTTTTCCCACCCCCGGGGGTGTTGAGATTGTAAGTAAATCCAAATTGTCATCTTCTAAATCCTGTAGGGCTTGAACAATCGGGAATATCTGTTTTCGTCTGGGTAGGTAAAACCTCTTTTCAGGCTCTCTATCGTATTCTATATATTGCATATAGGCGTCAAAATCCGCCTTAGCGTCAAAGAGTAGACAACGCTTATTAAGAAAATAGAACTTCTCACGGGTATTCAAATCATTTTTAGCATTTCGTACTTGTTGCGGAATCAGATTGCGTAAATATTTATTAATGGAGCGAGCTAGTTTTGAATCGTCTTGTTCCACTATTCTAGCCATTTCAAACAAATCGGATACCGCTTGGTATTCATAAGGTTTTTCAGATACGATTTTCTGTAGCTTGTTTATTATCTCTCCTGGTGTCATATCTTCTCTCCTTTCTGTCGTCATTTAGTTGTAATGCGACTTATTATGGTGTTTCAATGTAGACAATAATTAAAAATATCGTAATGATTAGTGGTTGGCATTTAATTATCACCTCCCAAAATTGGTTCATGCTGACCTTTCACCCAATCATTCTGTCCGTATTTATAATAACCCTCATATGTTTTACGGTTTGCAAGTATGGTTTGAATGGTAGAAGTTCTAAAGATACCGCCCCTGTGGGTTTTTAATCCTCTGCGATTCATCTCATCTGCTATATCTGCTAATGTAACACCTTCGTCACGCATTTTGAACATATCCCTAACAGCCTCTACTTCTTCTGGTACAACTACTAACTTTTTATTCTCAACCTTATACCCATACGGAGCTTG